CACAAGGTAACTGGTTAATTTTGTCGCAAGCCGGTTATCATTTACAAGCGGTTGCCTCGGACCTCAAGTCGAATGGGTATCTATTCAATTACAAAGGACACCGCTCGATTGGAGAAAAATTGTCTAACGCGGTAAACGGTTGGGAACATCTAAGAAAAGGTAAAGAAGTATCGGGTGCAGTAGCTAGAAAAATATATAGCTATATGTCTGCCGGTAAACACGTCCAACGCGGGTTTAAAAAATTACCCCTGTTAGATGATGCAGAGTTTGTCACACTCGACGGGTTGATAAAGAACCACGGTTTATTAGCCACAAAACAAATGATCTGGTCTCAAGCTATGGATAAGATTCCAGAGACAGACCGAGCCTATGTTACGGCTTTGTTAAGACGCGGTGAAAAGTTTAATGCGTCGCCTCGCATTACAGTATCCACGATCCACGGATCAAAGGGTGGGGAAGCTGATAACGTTGTACTGCTCACGGACCTGAGTCCTGCCGCAGAAAATGAGATGCATATTAATCCCGACGATATGCACCGTGTTTTTTATGTTGGGGTAACACGGGCTAGACAAAATTTATACATTGTTGACCCCGAGGATATCGGAAGGAGTTATAACTTATGAACTGTTGGCATTGCAACACAGAGTTAATATGGGGCGGGGATCACGACCTTGAGGAGGAAGATGAAAACTATTCAATGGTCACTAATCTTTCTTGCCCTAAGTGTGAATCAATTGTTGATGTGTATCTACCTAAAGAGAAAGAGTCCGATGACAATGCAGAATAATAATTATGATGTAGATTACAGCCAGTTTTACTTAGACGCTAAAAAAGCTTTTGAAGCTATACCAGAAGCGGTTAACAATAAAAATTACGCAGAAGCGGAACAATGTGCTTTGGATGCAATGGTAGAAATAAAACTGGTTTGGCACAGCCTTCAACTGCTACGAGAAAAAAACGAAGTGTTATGGGGAAAGAAAATATAATGAATAGATCCAGTTTATTAAAAAGTGCGGACGAATTAATCAACGGAGATCGCGCTAAAGATTATGGTGATGCTTATCAAAATCACGATAAGATAGCCATAGCTTGGAACGTGATAGCGAAGTCAGCGCTTGCGCGGCATGGTCGGATTACACCTTCTCATGTAGCGTTAATGATGGATTGGGTGAAGACCGCACGTTTGCTAAACACTATAGACCATGAAGATTCTTGGATCGACAAGGCCGGATACACCGCACTTGGTGGGGAATTCTCCCAAAATGATAAAAAATAAAAAGGGATTTTATGGCTCGAACAGGAAATTTGCAAATGGCGATGTTCACTCCGAAGAGCGAGTGGATACCTCCAATGGAATTGCCGGACCTTACCCGCGCAAAAAAAATTGCTATCGATGTCGAGACTAGAGACCCCGACCTCAAGACTAATGGACCTGGATGGGCTACTGGAAATGGAGAGGTAGTAGGTTACGCTATTGCTGTTGATGATTGGTCGGGCTACATCCCAATTCGGCACATGGGGGGTGGTAACCTTGATGAAAAAGTGGTTAATAAGTGGCTCAAGAAAGTCTTTGAGTGTCCCGCCGACAAAATCATGCACAACGCGCAGTATGATGCGGGTTGGATTAAACGAATGGGGTTTGAGCTCAAGGGTCGCATCATCGACACGATGTTGATTGCGGCTTTACTTGACGAGAATAGATTCAGTTACAGCTTAAACGCTTTGTCTTATGACTTACTGGGTAAAACAAAATCAGAGAAGGGCTTAGTCGAGGCCGCTAGAAGTTTCGGCGTTGATCCTAAAGCTGAGATGTGGAAACTCCCCGCCATGCACGTCGGTGCTTACGGTGAGGCGGATGCCGAACTCGCTCTCGAACTTTGGAATTACTTCAGCGTTCAACTTGGTAAAGAAGACTTGTGGGGGATTGCTAATCTCGAACTGGACCTCCTTCCATGCCTCATCGAGATGACTTGGCGCGGAGTTCGAATCGATCAGGACAGGGTTGAGAAGACTCGGGACGGTCTTATCAAGCGGGAACGGAAAATCATGAAGGAGATTAAGGACCTTGCGGGGCGTGACGTTGAAATCTGGGCCGCACAGTCTCTCTCCAAAGCGTTCGACAAAGTCGGAATTCAATATCCAAAGACAGAAAAAGGCGCACCGAGTTTCACCAAGCTTTTCCTCCAAGATAACCCTCATCCGCTCTCGCAACTCGTACTCCAAGCTCGGAACTTGAACAAGACATCCAGCACCTTCATCAATACAATCATGAAACACGCTCACGCTGATGGCCGAGTACACAGTCATATCAATCAAATCCGATCTGATGATGGCGGCACGGTTTCTGGTCGATTGAGCATGAACAGCCCAAATCTTCAACAAATCCCTGCGAGGGACCCTGAGATGGGGCCGATGATACGTTCTCTATTTTTGCCTGAAGAAGGAGAGCAATGGGCGGCAATAGACTTCTCGCAACAGGAACCACGAATCTTGGTTCACTACGCTCATGTGTATGGTCAGAGCCGGAATTTACCCTTGGAGGGTGCGTCAGATTTTGTAGAAGCATATAACGCTGATCCTAACACAGACTTCCATAGTCTAGTAGCAGAGATGGCTAACATTCCACGCAAACAAGCCAAAGTTGTTAACCTCGCCATGATGTATGGCATGGGCGTAGGTAAGCTATCAGAACAGTTAGATATTTCTATGGATGAAGCGAAAAGTCTAATCAATCAGTACCACTCTCGTGTCCCTTTTGTTAAAGGTTTGATGCACGGCGTGATGAACCGTCTGAACGATAAATCTTCGTCTGGTTCGATCCGATCAATACTGGGACGTAAGTGTCGATTTGATAAATGGGAGCCGGACACCTTTGCCATGAACAAAGCCTTGCCCTACAAAGAAGCGATTCAAGAGTACGGGGCCACGACCCGATTGAAACGTGCTTACACGTATAAAGCTTTGAACCGATTGATCCAAGCGTCCGCCGCCGACATGACCAAGAAAGCGATGGTTGATTTATATAAAGAGGGGATTGTACCGCTGACCGCGATTCATGATGAACTGGCCTTGTCGGTAACAGATAAAAAACAAGCGGAATACATTGCTGATATAATGACAAAAGCGGTTCCTTTAGAAGTCCCAAATGTTTGTGACATTGAAATTGGTCCAAGTTGGGGCGAGGCTAAGTAACTGCTACCCTCCTCTTAGGTTGTTTTTCCCCCGAATAGATGTTATTTGGGGGTTTTTTTTGTTGCTTCGTCTTATATATTCGCATATACTCCCATGTAGTCAGTCAAAGAAAGTAATGTTATGGATACCAATAAATGGAAAAGCGTGTTAGTCCCGAGAGATATCTATCTCGTGATTAAAGAAATGAGTAAAGCCGAAGGGCGAACCATCAGCGGTCAGTTGCGTGTGATCTTTGATGATTTTGTACATAAGTATAAACCTCGTGACGAGGATGATCGTTTCGATAAGTGAGGGTTGAACTTGCCTTTATTTTTATATAGAATTAACCTGACATTTGGATACGTCCTTTTGTTCTCCGTGTAGTACTTAAAGCCCTTAGTCTAATCCCCTGACTGAGGGCTTTTTTTTGCTGATAGGCCAAAGTTAAAACGATAAGGAGACAACGATGCAAGATATTCAAGACATTAACTCAAGTACTACCCCGAGTGCGACAAAAGAAAAAGAGTTTGTTAATGGCCTCATTGTTAAGAAGCCACGCGACACGGCCCCCGAGTGGATTAAGTGCAACCTCAGCATTAAGCGTGAGGACTTACTTCAATGGTTAGGCCAAAAGGAAGGTGATTGGGTGAACGTACAAGTATGTGAAGCGCGATCAGGAAAATGGTATGCTGAGGTAGATAACTGGCAACCAACAAAGAAAGCGTCGAGTGACAATGGACCCAGAGGATTTTAGCCTTGATGAAGATGAAGAGTATTTGATTGCGGCAAGTCAAATTGCTAAAGTGATGAAAGCTTTAGACGAAGGGGGTGTGTCGCAAAACGTTGCTATGGAAGGAGCCTTGACTCAGTTGTTGACGCAACTCTTCATGGGCAACGCATCTCAAGCCGAGGCCCTTGGCATACTTGCTTCGTGTTTGTCCCAAGCGTCAGAGAATACAGAGAAGTTTGAAGATTTAATAATTGGTATGATCGACAATGAAAATGTTCATTAATTTTAAGGGGAAACAAATGAAAGAAAAAAAATCCAGTACGCTTTACTCGACCATCATTATTCCAATCATCGCCGGATTGCTTGCGGCAATTGCACATCGATTGTTTAATCAGTAATGCCCTACGAAAAATCAATCGAAGAGGGTATGATCGAGGCCGAGGCTTGCGTCAATCATTTAGAAGAGGACACCCTCTCTTTGTCTGAAGCCTTGTCTGAATATAAAAAAGGTATCGAACTGCTCCATTTCTGTGATATAAAATTAAACAACACCAAACAACAGATTCAAATGCTAGATTACAGCACAGGTCAGCTTATCGATGTCAACCCAGAATCCGTCACTGGCCCTATCGACAAGAAGTCGTAAGCCAAGAATTAACTTACTCTGGGTAGAAAACGACCACGTGGTGGTCTACAAAATCGGGCCACCCTCGAAATGGATTGGTCGATGTAAACATTGCGGTAAAAGCCACGAACAACAAAGTCGTTCGATTCATAAAAATTACATTGCCCGCGCTTGTACGTCCTACGCCCCGCGAAATAAAATTCATAAGAACGTCGAGGACAGTAAACTCGTTAAAAAGTACGGCATCACCTTCGATGATTTCAAGGTCATGCTGAAGAATCAAAATTACCTCTGTGCTATTTGTCACATCCATCAGTCCGAACTGGTTTATCGCATGGCCGTGGACCACGATCACGGAACAGGTAAGGTTCGAGGACTGCTCTGCCGTCCGTGCAACCACGCACTGGGGCTACTGAAAGACGATCCACGGAACGCGGCCCGCGCTTCAGAGTATCTGAAGTTGCATAAGACATAAAAAAAGGGAGCCGAAGCTCCCTTGATTAAAACAACTGTAAATTAACGATTGGAAATGTACATCGTAACTTCAAATCCAAATCTCATCTCCACGTACTCCGGTTTATTCCAGACCATGACCACCTCCTTTCATTAATTAACTTTTGTTTCTTATACTCTTCAATCTCTCTTCGTCGGCAGTAGGCTATCCATAAGGACATAACACCCTCCTATTTAAAGTTAGGTGCGTTCCTTCGACCAATGTCTACTTCCGTCTCTTCCGAGATGAACGATTCAATAACGATACCAGACTTTAATATTTAGTCCATCATATTTATCATTAAAAATCGACTCAACAGTCATGGCCTCATACTCTCTATTTCTCCACTCTGCCCAACTTTTTGCGTTTTGTTTATAGGCTCTTAGCCATTGGCAATCGTGGTAAAGCTCGTGTACTAACACCCTTGCGGTAAGCATATCAGGACGAATGTAGACCACCCCATCTAAAAAGAAAGTGTCGTTACTGGGCACTACGGGGGCTTCCGGTTCACAACCCAGCAAAGCCAGAAAGATGAGTACGGTGTCCATTTACATAAAAGAATCAACCCATTAATTCATTCCCAAAAAAACATTAACACCTCTACAAAAAAACATTAATCCGGCACATACGGAAAACTTACCGGATGCTTAAAGCAAGCAGTCAACTCACCTTGTCCGGCCTCAATAAAGAACTCTGTCTCCGCAGGGACTTGACCCATAGGGCACTTACACACAGCGATACCGTTGGGGCCTTTCTTGCAATTCCAACTGAAGCAGTTAGATGCATTGTATCCCTGTTTGAGTTCCGCCGGACATTTCTGAACAACAACCCTCATCGCCCGTGGTTCATGGCTGAAGTGATTTGATTCTTGGGGGTACTCTAACCGAGGCCAAAAGGTAGACCAAACATGGTCGCTGTCCGTTGGGCTACACGATCCTTGCATATTACCAATAGCGGGGTCAGCAATGTTTTTACCGTGGAGGATTGGGCATTTACATTCAACCTCTGGATAGGTTTCGCCCGCGTTATTGGTGATTGTGTTCCCCGTGGGTGTACAGGTTGCCGCCGCGCATAGTGCAAAGTCTCCATCACAAATCGTAACTTCCGCATGGGCGGGTAAATAAAAAAGTGCAAATAATAAAAATAATTTTGTCATAGGTAATACTCCCTGTTGGTTTTAATTTAAAAAAAATTGCATGAATTATCTGTCCCAATGTCCCAATCGTGTTTTCAGGTTGTGACCAATTATAGTTCTTTTATATCAATCAGTTAGGTTGAATTGTCCC